CATCAGCCGGGGCGCCTCCGACGAACTGTCGGAGACGCAGCCCGGCACGGCGACGCTGACCCTGGACAACCAGGACGGCGCGCTCACCCCGGGCAACGCGGCCTCGCCGTTCTTCCCCTTCGTGCGGCGCAACGCGCCGATCCGGATCTCGCAGGCAGTCATCCCATCACGGACCGGGTCGGCGCCGTACCCGCTCGCCATGCTCGGCGACGACTTCGACAACAACAGAATCGATACCACCGTCTGGGGTGGAAACTTCGGCGGGGTCACCGAGGCGAACGGTCGCGCCCGCATCCCGTGTACCTCAGGCGTCTTCGCTGGCTACCAGACCGCCCGCACCTGGAAGCTGACCGGCAGCCAGGTGGCGGTGAAGACCGCGACGCTGCCCGTCGCTGGGGCCGCCACCGCCTGCACGGCCGGCGTCTTCGTGAACTCGGCGACTGCAGGCACCCGCATAGGGTTCGAGCACAACCGGGTCAGCGGGCAGATCTCCTTCAAATCCGACGTCGGCTACTTTGACGGGGCCGCGGCCGTGCTCACCTACGATCCGATCCAGCACGGATGGCTGCGGATCCGGGAGGCGTCCGGCACCGTGTACTGGGAGACGTCCGGGGACGGCTACGCCTGGACGGTGCGACGCACCTTGGCCACGCCAGCCTGGGTGGTCGCCGATCAGGTGACTTTCTCCATGGAGTCCAACCGCGATGCCGGAACCGCAGACGCTTTTGAAGTGGACCTTGTCGGCGCCACCGTCAAGCCGCGCTTCTACGGCATGGTCAACGAGTTCCCGGTGGACTGGGAGGGCCTTCTCTCCACGGTCACCATCTCGTGCACCGACCTGTTCAAACGTCTCAACCGGCTGCCCGCGCTGCGCTCGATGGCCGCCGAGGAGATCATCGAGCTGACGCCGATGGTGTACTACCCGCTCACCGAGGACAGCACGTCGACGACCGCGGGCGACATCGGAGGCAACGGCGCGCCCTCGCTCGCCATCACGCAGGCCGGGGCGGGCGGCACCCTCGCGCTGAGCGGCGCGGACGGGCCGCCCGCGACGAGCGAGCAGGTGCCCGTGTTCACGCCGTCCACGGCAACCGCGGGCAAGTGGCTGTCGGTGGATCTGGGCCCGCAGTTCGAGGACCCGCCGATGTTCCAGTACCTGTGCTTCGAGGCGTGGTTCAAGACCACCACCACCGGCCGGTGCATCGTCGGCGTCCACAGCACCGACCTGCAATCCCAGCATCTGCTGTCCATCGGGGCTGGCGGCAACCTGCAGATCGAATGGGGCGTCGACGGCGGCGCCATCACCACGGAGACCGTCAGCGGCCCGACCACCCTGGCCGACGGCAACTGGCACCACGTCGTCTACGACCAGCGCGAGGTCCAGATCTGGATCGACGGCGTCCTCGTCGACTCCTCGCTCGCCGTCCCCCGGCGCTGGGGGCAGCGGATGCTGCACGTGGGCGGCTACCGTGGCACCCGCCTGTGGAACGGCAGCATCGGCCACGTCGCGATCTACTCCACCCTGGACTACTCCGTCGGCTCGCTCGCGGCCCCTCACTACGCCGCGGGCATGACCGGCTATGCGGGCGAGGACGCCGACGTGCGGATCCAGCGGCTGGCCCGGTACGCGGCCGTACCGACGGTGACGGTCATGGGCACCACCCACGACCCGATCGCCTCGCAAGGCCCGGGCGGGTCCGGGGTGGTGGCCCGCATGCGAGAGGTCGAATCCACCGAATCGGGCAAGTTGTATGCGGCGCGCGACTCCTTCGGCCTGGCGTACCAGTCCCGTGACGTGCGATACAACCCGGACTCGGCGTCCGAGGCGTTCACGATCGACTACGCCGACCTGGAGCCCGGAACCGAGCTCGCCGACGACGACCAGAAGCTGGTCAACTCCGTCGACGCGAACAGGCCGGGGGGCGCTACTCAGCGGGTCACCGCGCCCTCGAGCATCTTCGCGTTCGGCGAATACCCGAAGCCCCTCGACATCCTCAAGACGTCCGACAACTCGGTGCTGGACGCGGCGTACTGGCTGGTGTCGCGGTACGCCAACCCCGGGCCGGAGTTGCGCGAGGCCGCCATCGAGGCGTACACGATGCCGGCCTTCCTCGCCATCCTCGACGCCGACATCAGCAGCTACTTCACGATCTTCAACCTGCCCGCGCAGGCGCCGACGTCCAGCCTGCGCGTCACCGTCGAGGGCTACACCGAGACGATCAAAGAGAAGTCGCACGTCATCCAGTTCCACACGAGCGCGACCGTGAACGACTCCGTGTGGGTCCTCGACGACACCACCTACAGCGTTCTCGACTCCACCACCCGCCTCGCCTACTGAAGGAGCCCGCATGCCCATCGCCGTCGTGCGCGCCGAGACGTTCTACACGCCACCACCGCGCGAGCCCGCCGACGCATGGGCGGACGTGCCCGCCGCCGAGCTGGTCTGGCGCTGGATGGAGTACCGGACGGGCCGCCGCCTGGTCCCGCCGGAGGCCGACGTCGACGACACGTACTACGCCCGCATCAACCAGAACCGATGGCTCGCCGACTGCAGCAGCTGCGGCTCGGCGGCAATCGTGTCGCCCACCGATCCCCGGTACGCGTGCACCGAGTGCCAGTGGGGATGGTGCGCGCTCGTCTTCCCCGCCGATCCGGCAGCCGTCGAGGCCAGCCTCATGGCACTCAAACCGGGGCTGCGGAACTGGTGGAACGACCTCGACCCCAACAACCCGAACCGGCCCCCGGACCCCGTGTCCGACCCTGGTCCGATGAGTGAGGCGTCATGACGTTCGCCCCTCGTACCTGGGTGGTCGGCGAGGTGGTCTCCGCCGCGATCATGAACCAGGAGATCCGGGACCAGTTCAACTCCATGTTCGGCGCCTGGACGGCGTACACGCCGTCCTGGACGTCGAGCGGCACCGCGCCGTCGCTGGGTAACGGGACGATCATCGGCCGCTACATGAAGTTCGGCCGGACCGTCGTCTGCCACATCAACCTGGTCACCGGCTCGACCACCACCTACGGCAGCGGTTCCTACAACTTCTCGTTGCCGTTCACTTCGGCCAACGCGGGCGCCTCCTATGTCGGTACCGCTCACCTGCTTGGTGGCCTCCGATGGGTGGGGGAGATCGTCATCTCGCCGAACACCAGCAACTGCTCGGCGTTCATGCCGAAGCTGGCCGCCACGAACGGCCAAGTCGACTTCCTGACCGCGGTCCAGCCCGAGACCCTCGCATCGGGCGCCCAGCTCCGGCTGACGTTCGTGTACGAATCCGCGACCTGATCCTGCTCCGCTCTGTCCGCCCCGAGCCGCCGGCCGGGGCTTTTTTCATGCCCAGAAAGAGGCCCGCATGCCTGACCTGTGGATGCCGGGAGCGACCCGGCTCGACATAGGCGACCACGCCGCGACCGACGGCGGCCCCGCCAAGGCGATCGCCCACATCACGTGGGACAAGAACGCGACTGCGGCGAAGCCGATCGACCTGGTGCCCTACGAGAACCTGCGCGCCTACTTCTCCGAGGGCGGCAAGACGGTCGCACCTCACATCCTTTGGGACCCGTTCACGGGACGGGTCACCCAGTTCGTGCCCGCGAACTCCCGCTCGAAGAGCCTGGTCGACTTGGCCGGCGCCACCCGCACCAACAGGGCAGGCAGCTGCGTCATCCAGATCGAGGCCCTGTTCTTCCCGTACTGCCGCGTCGGCAGCAAGGTATACGCGCAGCTCGACGACACTCCGTGCAAGGGCTGGACCGAGCTGCACGCCTGGGTGAAGTCGTGGGGCGTCCCGGACGCGTGGCCCAACGGCAGGCCCGAGGACTGCACGCGCGACGAGCACACGTGGGAGACGAAGGCGGGCTGGTACCCGCACAAGGGCACCCCGGAGAACAAGCACACGGACCCGCTGTCCTGGCCCGCGTTCCCGACCCAGCCGAAGCCGCCCGAGTCCGGCACTCCGGAGCCCGCAAAGCCCCCGACCACCAAGCCGCGAGTGTCCCTCGCGCACGTCGTGTACGCGGCGCGGCACGACCCGGCCGCCGCGCAGGGCCACACCAGCTACAAGGCCGAAGTCCTGCTCGTCGAGAAGGCCCTCCAGAAGGAGGGGTTCCTGTCGAGTCTGTACGTCGACGGGTCCTTCGGCTCCCTCACCGTCGCCGCATACGCCCGCTGGCAGCGCTCCCCGGCAGGCGGCGGCTACACCGGCGACGCCGCCGACGGCATCCCCGGCAAGGCCTCCCTGAAGCTGCTCGCTGCCCGGCACGGATTCACCGTCACCGACTGACCCCCGAAGGGATCACCCCATGTCCGAGATCAACCTGCCCGCCGTCGACACCGTCGTGAAGACCGCGCAGACCTACGCCATCGACCTCGCCGAGCGCGTCATCTGGACGTTCCTCGGCGCGTCCGGCGCGGTCGCCCTCGCGGGCGGTCCCGCCGACATGCTGCACGTCTCCTTCTGGCAGGGCGCGGGAACGGCGGGCATCGCCGCGGCCGTCGCCCTCGTGAAGGGCCTGTTCGCGCGCGTCGTCGGCGCGAAGAACTCGGCGTCGACCGCGGCAAGCGTCTGACCCTGCACGATGCGAGCGTCTTGGAGGTGGCATGGACGCCGCCCTCGTCACAGCAATCGGCGTGATCGGCAGCGCCGCGGTGGCCGGGGCGGCAGCCATGTACGGCTCGAAGGTCGCCGGGCGGACCCAGCGGGAGGGCGGAGTCATCGGCGGATACGACAACCTGACGGCGCGCCTGGTCGCCGAGCGGGACAAGGCGGAGACGGACGAGAAGGCCGCCGACGCTCGGGCCTTCGCAGCGGAAGCAAAGGTCTACGCACTCGAGGCCGAGGTCTCACGTCTCAAGTCGCTGGTGCAATCCCTCGGAGGGCAGCCATGACCCGCACCGAACGGGTGCTCGCCCACCGCTGGAAGCCAATCGCGCTCTTGGCCTTCCTCCTGTTCCTCACCGGCGCCGTGCTCCTGGTGTACGTGCGCGTCCAGGCCGAGGCCACGCGCGCCGACCAGCTGGCCGACGAGGCGGACCTGCGCGGCAGCGCCGTGTCCACCCTCGCCGGGGACGTCCGGGCCCTGAGGGAACAGGTCAAAGCCAAGGGTGGGACGCCAGTTGCCCCGGACCCCACCAAGGCCGTCAAGGACTTGCCCGACCGTGCAGCGGTACCGGTGCCCATTCCCGGTCCGCCCGGGCCGAAGGGCGACCAGGGCGACCCGGGAAGCCCGGCACCCACGATCACCCCCTCGCCTGGCGCATCCGGGGCGCCTGGCGCGGCTGGCTCCAACGGCGTCACCGGACCCCAAGGACCCCAAGGCCCTCAAGGAGTCCAAGGCGACCCCGGAGCGACGGGCCCCCAGGGCGAGCAAGGCCCGCAGGGCGACCGCGGCGCCCCCGGTGCCGCACCATCCAGCTGGACGTACACCGACGGCGCCGGCACCACCTACGAGTGCACGCCCGACAGCGCCGGGTCCACGCACTACACCTGCCGCACGACCAGCGGCGGCAGCACGCCGTCGCCGCAGGGCCGCGGCCTGCTCGGTAGCGCAGCGCTCGCCTTGGCCTCCCGGTACCGGAAGTTGTAACGGCATACGTGATGCGGCCCCGCTCTCCTTCGGGAGGGCGGGGCCGCTTCGTCATGTCCGGGGTCAGGCAGTCGGCGGCTGGTCGGCGACGAACGTGCCGATGCCCGTCTCGCCCCGCAGCCAGCCTTCCCGGCGCAGGTGAGCCAGCGCCTTCTGGCTCGTCGACGACGCAACGCCCAGCTCGGTCGCAAGTTCCAGCGTGGACGGCACCCGGGACCCGGGCGGATACGTCCCGTCCTTGATACGGCCGATGACGATCTCTACGACCTGCCGCCACACGGCCCGCGTCCGGTCAAGATCAGCGCTCATGTACCGGACCGTAGGTTCCCGCACCATGCCGCGCGACCGCGGGAACCCTCGGCAAGGTGCGGTAAGGCGCGGTACGGTCTGAGCACAGAAAACCCGGCGGCCGCGCGAACGGCCCCGGGCATGGCCGACTGGTTGGAGTCGACATGGCAGAGCCTACGCAGACCGGGGGTGTCCCGAACACCCCGACGGCCTACGCGTACTGCGCGTGGCACAAGGGGGTCACGCGAGACGTCCGCCTGATCCAGATAGACGAGACGGGATCCGGACCGGGCACAGGCCGCCAGCGATTCGCGTGCCATCCCTGCCAGATCGCCCACGGCCTGGTCCCGCTCGCCGACCGATGACCTGGAAGCCGAAGCCGCCCCGGGTCGCCGACCTGACCCGCGCCCAGTACTCGGGCTGGGACTGCTGCTGGTGCCGGAAACGACTCACCGGCGGGGCCCGGTCCGCTGGCCGGGCGACGGGGTCCAGCGGCGCCTACGACCTGAGCATCGAGGTCTACGAGTGCGGGCCTCGCTGCCCGGCCCGTCCCCGGCGCCCCACATCCTCACGAACAGGAGACACCCCGTGAGCAAGTCCACCCTGCCCCGCCTGTCCGGCCGGATCTCCAACTACTGCTGGGCGGAGCACACGGGCACGCGCGTCCACTGCACCGAGCCCTTCGGTCACAGCGGCCGGCACTGGCACCCGTACAGCAAGACCAGTTGGTAGACCTGCGCCGCTGAGGACTCCCGCCCGTCGACGGCAATCAGCCCCCTCGGGGGCGGGCGGGACCAGGCCCCGGCCGGATCATCCCCGGCCGGGGCTGCTCAGCGCACGAGGTCGGAGAGCGGGCAGCCGATCGCGTCGGCGATACGGATGAGGGTGTCGAGCAGCGGGGACGAGTGGCCCTGTTCGATCCGGCTGTAGGTGGCGACGTCGAGTCCGGAGCGGCCGCACACGTCGAGCTGGGTCAGGTTGTGGCGCTCGCGCACCCGGCGGATCTGCTCGCCCACCTCGCGGCGGCGGGTGAGGACCCGGTCGTCGGGCTGGGTGGGACGAGGCACTCGTCCACACTCCAGACCCCGTGATCAAATGTGGTTAGGGTCGACCCTAAGTTCTGTGATCTTGAGAGATGCCGACGGAAGTCGCTCCCGCTGACGTAACACAGAAGGCGCCCGTCGCGGGCCGCATACGCGACGGGCGCCGTGCAAGCCGCCGAAGGCTTCTGGAGTCCCCACAGGCTCCGGAGAGGAAGCCAAAGGCGGGCAGGGCGGCCGCTCCCCGTGGGGCGGCCGCCCGCGCTCTCTCCGGCATGATCACTTGGC